AGCCGCCACTGGCGGTCCCAGTGCTCCTCGCCGCCCTTCTTGTAATGGCTGCCGCCGACTTGCTTGTCATTCGCACTCACGGCGCATCTCCCCGATGAGGTGAAACAGGTCCCACTCGACACCCTTGAGCAGCATCTGCTGCGCGTAGCTCAGGTAGCGGTCGTACACGGTGCGCAGCCGCCGATTGCCTAGGCTCATCTCGCGCACGCAGAACAACGCCCCGTGCGCGATGTCCGCGAGCTTGAGCGTGCGGGCGTCCTCAGCGGTGAGGCGCGGGTAGCGCAGCCCGGCCTCCTCCATGAGCCGGCGCTCGAGCCGGTCAACCTGCTCGCCGATGCCGTACTCGCGCTTGGCGGGGGAAGGTATGTCGCCGGTGTGCTGCTCGGCGAGGTCGTGCATGAGCGCCGCCATCAGCAGCTCGCGGCTGGCGTGCTCGTCGAGCATCAGCACCAGGCAGGCCACCCCGTGCGAGTGATGGCCAACGGTTTCACGCTGTAGCGTGTGCACCGTGTGGTAGCGTACCACCTCGGCGCCGTTGAGTACAAAGTCAAGAGCTTTTTTCACGGTCTCAGTTCTCCAGTTAGCAGTTATGGGGCAAATTTTAGGCCGGGTTTTGGCCGGAAGGCAAGCGCTATTTTTGGGCCCCTGCGCCGGCCGGACCTGGCACGCTTTCATCGCGCAGGCGGCGCGCGTGCTCGCGGCGGTCAATCCACTCGAGCACCGCCCGGCGCCAGTCCTCGGCGCGGATCTTCTGCGCGTAGCCGCGACCGTCGCCGGAGTGGGTGCGGCGGGTGCGCGCAACCAACGCCGCGGGCCGCGCCACGTGCTCGAAGAACGGATTCGCGTACCGCAGGCGCTCGTTGTACGGGTCGCTGCAGAACATCTCGCACTCGGCGAGGAAGAGCCGGTACTCCCCGTTGAGCAGCAACGGCGCCGGGCGCACCGCGCCGGCCGAGTAGTGGTCGTACGTCTCGGCCACGGGGGGTGACTCCACGTAGCGCGCGGCGTCGTACAGCTCGGTGTACAGGTGCAGGTTGTTTGACACCTGGCGGTACGCGCCGATGCGGTGGCCGGTGGCCGCGGCGACCAGCTCCTGCAACATGCTGAAGTGAACGGCGTTGGCCCCGTAGGCGCCCCACCACACGTCGTTGCTGCGGTTGAACACCGTCATGTTCAGCCGGTCCTGGCGCACGTCAAAGACGATCTGCGTGTTGCAGGCCTTGTCTTTGGTCTTCCGCAACAGGTCCGCGCTGTCCCAGATCTGCACCACCGCCTGGCGGGTGGTGGGGTCGCGCCGCAGCAGCTTGATCACCTCGTCCAACTGGTCGCGGCCGAAGTGCGCACGCCAGCGGTGGCCGTAGGCGGCGTTAAAGGTCTTGCCGTCGTCGCTGAACTCGCCCATGCGGCTGTTAAACTGCGTCAGGAACTCGACGTCGCGCCGCCCCGCGAGCATCCACACCCCCTCCAACAGGTGAAACACCGGGTTCGCGTCCCGCCCCGGGTGAAACAACACCCGCTCCGCCGGGCAGGCGTACACCGTGGTCACTAGCTCGGGGTGCACCAACGCGGGGCCGTTGCGCGTGGGCTCGGGCTTGAGCCCCAGCGCTTTGAACTTCCAGAATATCTCGCTGAACGCCTGGTTCACGTTGCGCACCGTCAGCTCCATGATCAGAACTCCTTCTCAGGTTGGTAGGTTGTCTTCGGTTTGCCCTCGCCCAGCGCCGCGCGGCAGTACTTGCTGTACTCGCACATCACGTTCTGTACGTCGTGCAGCGTGAGGTCGGCAATCCGCAGCTCGCGCTGAATGTGCTCGTTCACCGATATCAGCGCGGCGTTAAAGTCCGGCTGCGCCCAGCCCGCAAACGGGCTGCGGTTGTGCAGGTAGTTTAACCCCCGCAGCGACCCCGGCCCCATCGGCGCCCAGCGGTAGAGATCATCAAACGGGAGCCCGGTGTAGGTCAGGTCGGCGGCCACCTGCCCAGCCATAAAGGTGCTGATGCCGAAGCAGCGCGCCAGCGCCCCCACCACCGCCTCGACCGAGCGGCCGCTACCGGCGACCCAGATCGCGAAGCGAATGTCTTCAGCGCGGCGCACCGCGTCGCCTATGATGTGCCGCGCCACCGCCTGCGACTTGCTGCCCCCGGGGTCCATCTTCGTCGGGTACAACATGTACGCCCCCGAGTACACCTTGCGGCCCTCGGCCTTGGCCCTCTCGAGCACCTGCACAAACGCCTGCGCGTCAAAGCGCTCAGGCGCGCAGGGTATGACCCCCGCACGCAGTAGCCGCTCAAGGGTCGGCGGCCAGTTGACGAGCCGCGCGATGAGCAGCGTGAACCAAAGGTGTTCGTCGCCGTTGTCAACCGCGGGCTCAATCAGCTCGCGGATGACCCACTGCGAGACGCGGTCATCGCGGCGGCGAATGTTGGTGAACTTGTACCGCGCGAGCACCGGGTCCGCGGTCCACCGCTCACGGGGCAGCTCGTTCTGCCGGGCGAAGCGTATCGCCTCCCGCTCCCAGGTGAAGTACAGCAACGTGTCAAGGGTGGGCACCGCGGCGGCCGCAGTGGGCATTTTGAACGGACAAGCGCCGATCATTGCTCGGCCTCCTTCAACCAGCTCACCACCCCGCCCACCGCGTCGGTGTGGTCGAGCCAGCGCACGTCGTAGCCCCCGGCCGCGGTCAGCAGTTCGTGCGAGCGGTGACACTGCTCGTACGCGCTGCGCATGGTCTTGTCGGGGTCGAACGGCTTGGCGTTGCCGGCCTCTGCCCGGCGCGCGAGCACCCGCTGCAGGCAGACCTGCCACGGCGTGTCGAGGAAGGCAAACACCGCCCCCAGCTCGCGCAGCGCGGGGGCGCAGGTGCCGCCGTCGCTGCTCTTGCTCATCAGCAGCCCCTCCACCAGCACATGCCCGCAGGCGTGGGCGCGGCGCACGCGGTCGACTATTTCCTCCTGCGTCTTGATGCCGTCGGTGCCGCCGCAGGCGTTCTCATACGAGCCCACCACGTACACCGGAGCGGCGATGCCCCAGGCGCTGGCGGTCACGGCGTAGCCCAGCGGGCGGTCAGCGCGGGGGCCGAGCGGCACAGCGGGCAGCCGCTCCAGGAACCGCCGCACTATCGTGGTCTTGCCGCTGCCATTGCAGCCGCGGATGTTGATGATGCGGTGGCGGCTCACAGGAAGTGCTCCCCGCGGTAAGGGAACCCGGTTTGCGGAAACTGGGCCGCCTTCTGCGCCAGCGTCAGCGGCTGCGCCTCGCACTCCGCGCGCAGCCAGTCCGGCAGCGCCTGACTGCGAATGTCTTTGAACACCTCAGTGTACGCCGACTGGCCGCGCTCATCGGCCCACAGGACGCGCTCCCACGCCATGTCGGCGTAGACCCCCGGGTAGCGCCGGCCGAAGAAGTGATTCTTAAACGTGCACAAGTTGCTCTCGAGCGTGAACTTGCTCACGTTAGGCGTTTCAAGATTGACGGCTGCGAACATCGCCAGGTGGTTCTCGGCCTGCGCGTTGAGCCAGCCGCACATCTTCTTGAACTCGGGGTAGTTGCCGTCGTGGGAGCCGGGCTGCCGCCGGTCCCAGACGAGCGAGTCCTGCCCGAGCAGGAACAACATGCCGTTACGGTGAGACTTGCTGCCCGACTTGTCCTCAAACAGCAGGTCGTCGCAGTCGGTGCCGAACCCGTTCAGGTGCACGTACTCCAGGTAGCTGAACGCGGACAGCCGGCCGAACGACACGTAGCCGTCGCGCACCAGCCGCCACAGCTCGGCGTAAGGCTTGCCGGTCAGCATTTTCTGTTGCGAGCCGTGCTCCTCAACCAACACTGCGTAGCCCTTGATCGCGTCGACGGTGTCTTTCTTCTGGTAGCGGCGGTCGGTGTCAAACTGCAGCGTGCCCCACTCCGCATTGAACCACTCGCTGAACCCGGTAAGCGCGGCCCCCGGCGGGGGCACCTGCGGCAGCCGGCTGAACAACCTCAGCGAGGTGATGGGGTTCTGTGTCATGCCGTTCAGAAAGGCGAACCACAGCCGCTGCTCGGCGTCCCAGTCGTAGCGGCGCGCCAACTCAGGCATGTACAAATACACCAACCCGGGCATGACCCCGTGCTGCAGGTTCACGCGGTACAGCGCGTCAAAGTACTCGCGCCGGTGCTCGGGCCGGCGGTAGTCGGTCTGCAGTTCTAGTTCCATTTTTCCCTCGCGAGCATGAAGGCGTTGGCCGCGATGAAGGCATCCTCAGCGTCCTCGGCGTAAGAGGTCTCCGGGTTGTCGTGCATACGCACAAACAGCTCGGCGGCGATGCGGTCGCGCAGGCTGAGCTCCTCAGCGGTGCGGCGGGCCGCGGTGGTGGTTTCTTCAACCATCTCAGGTTTCTCCTTTCACAGTGTAGTGCGGGCGGATGACCGCCGGGTCCGGCGCCGAGCCGACGATCCAGAACCCGGCCGAGCCGTTGCGGGGCAGCAGGTTGCCGAGCGGGTCGTGCTGGCGCAGCCAGCGCCACATCTTCGCCTCGTAGGTGGGGTGAAAGGCGATGCCTTCGTACTGCTCGCCGGTGAACTTGTCGCTGTACCGGCTGTAGCCCGTGGTGTGCAGGCTGCGGTGCTCCCAGCTGAACGGCAGCCGGTCCGGGTCCACCCCGATGTGCCGTAGCCGCGCCCGCACCCAGGGCAGCTTGTCCGGGCCGATGCCGATGGTGAGCAGCTCGCTCACGTTCTTTGGGTCGCGCGACAGCCCGAGCAACAAGCTGCACAGCGAGTTGCAGGAGCCGGCGGGCACCACCAACTTGCGCACCTCGGGCGGGGTGTTCTGCAGCTGGTGGGCGCCGACCTCGTGGAACTTGCGCACTGTGTCGGCGTCGTACCGCTCGTGCGGCACGGTGATGCCGTACTCCACCACCAGCGACTCGGGCTGCGTCAGGTCCGCCACCCGGCGCTGGATTATCGGGTTGTACGGCCCGCTGGCGTACTCGAACACCGCGCCAAACCCGGCCGCGATGCGCGGGTTCTCGTGCCGGAGCACGGTGTCGGGCTTGCTGTAGACGACCTGCCGTGCGGGCAGCCCGTAGTGCGCGCCGACAATGGCCGACATGCTGAGCTGGGGGGACTGGATGCTCGCGCCGGTGACAATGTGCGTCCGCCCGGGGCGGAACCGGTTGACGTACCAGATGAGCTGGCGCATCTTGCTGCCGTTGGGGCCGCCGTAGCCCAGCGGGGCAAAGTAGTCGTCTCGCTTGAACCACACCCCGCCGCGCAGCTCCCACGGGGTGAGCACGCCCAGGTGCTGCTCCCAGCGGACGCGGCCCCGGTCAAGCGAGAACTCTTTGAAGACCGAGCCGCTCACGCCGCACCCCCCGGCACGTTCAGCAGCCGGAAGGAGCGGTCGTTCACCGTGACGGTGGCGGCCTCGCCGCGCTTGGCCGCGGCGTAGAGCTGGCCGGTCAGGCGGTCGACCTGCGCGCCGGTCATCCAGTCGGGCCGCGCCCGCCACATACGGAAGGCGTTGCCCCAGGTTTCGCCGGTCTCAACGCACAGCAGCGTGCGGTCCAGCGCGAGTGAGGCGCACATCGCCGGGCGGCGGGCGGCTTCATCAGTGGGGGTGGCGGGGGCCGCGCGCTGGCGCAGCATCTTCGCAGTGGGCACCTTGAGCGCAGCGAGCAGCTCGGCGCAGCGGCGCTCGGCGGTCTTGCGGTCGCTAAACCGCGCCACCGGCTTTTCGGCGTGCCGGTTGTAGAACGCCACCAGCTGCGGCGCGGTCATCGTGGCCCAGTGCGGGGCGGTTGTGAGTTCAGCCATTTGTCGGGTCTCCTGTGTGAAAAAAAAGTCAATAGTCGTCGGGGCGCTTCATGTCTGCGCTGATGAGCCGCTCAACCTCCGCGCGGTCGTCGTCAGTCATCTTCCGCTCCAGCCAGGGCGCCGGCCGGCCGCGCCGGTCACGCACCTCGAAGCAGATCTCCTCGGGTTCGTCGGGGCAGCAACGCTCAGGCGGACCTGAGTACCGGCCGGGCAAGGCCGGCGCGTAGTGGGTCACCTCCACGAGGCAGGGTATGCCGGCGATGCGGGCTTCGATCATGCTCAAACCCCCGCGGCAATAAGCAGCCCGAGGGCGAGGCCGAAGACGACCGCGAAGGCGACGTCTACGGGGCGGAGCGGTGCGTTTTGCATGGTGTTGTGGTCCTCTCAAAACGGGGCGGCGGGCTCGTCGCCCGTGGGGCGCCAGGGCGGCGTGGGCACGTGCTCAGGCTCGGGCGGGGGTGCGGCGGCGTAGTCGGCCGGCGCGGGCGGGAACGGCCACACCGGGCCGCGCACGGGCTGGGCCGCGCCGCTCACGCGGCGACCTCGTCGGCGACGATCGCCACGGGGCTGAAGTTGCCGTTGAAGGTGGGCTTGAGCCAGAACCGCTTGCCCTCAAACTCGACGACGTCGCCGGTGCTCAGGCGGGGGGCGTCGGCCCACTTGGCCGCCTCGCGCTCGTAGTAGCCGCGATCGCCGCAGATGGTGGTGGACTCGAGGTTGATCCAGTAAAGCTCGTGGCCCCGGGCCGCGGCCTGCGCTTCGCGCTCGGCGGGGTCGCGGTCTTCGCCGTACACCGCGTTGTTGTACAGCGTGTAGCTGCGCACGCTGCTAAAGGCGCACTTGCGGCCGTTGATGATGAGGCGGGCACCGCCGTGGTTGCCGAGGATGTCAGCGGTGAGGCGGGTAATGGGGGTGGTGTTCATGTCAGTTCTCCAGTTATCGGGTTATCAAGTTATCACGGTGTTCAACCGTGGGGTGAATTTTGGCACACTTTTCTGCCGCACGGGGCAAAGCCCCTGCGTGGCGGTTGGTCTTTAGGCCGCCAGACGCTTGAGCGGCTTGCCGGTCTTGCCAAGGGTGGCTTGGTAAGCGAGCGCGGCAGCGTGCAGCGCCTGCTTCTGCTCGGCGGTCTGCGCTTTGCGCAGCTTGGTGTCGGGTGAGCAGGTGTAGGATTGACCGGCAAACTGATCGTAACCGGCGCGC